GGACAAAGAGATAGGCCCGAACCTCCATTGCAAACATATCTATCACTTGGTCCTAGACTTAAAAGAGATAGCGGATGGGTCGGAGGTGTAATAAATAGTAGTATAATACGTAGAGGAAACGTTATGAATGAAGAAGCAACATTTAAAAATTTGAAAAAACTTTTAGAGCAAGATCTTGATCAAGCAGAATTAGCATTAGCTGCGAAGGATATGGTAGTACAACTACAAGATATCGCAGAAGATTTGGCTAAGATGCAAGTTGAAAATTTAATGCCTTTAGTAGATAGAATTAAAGAAGAGTATGGCCCAGAAGCGGGCGAGCAATTCAATGGTTCTGTTGAAGCTGCACTAGGTAGTGCATTAGAAGGAATTAAAGGAACACATGAACAAGTTCAAGATGCTGTCTTAGTTTTAACTGGTGAAAAATCTGCTATGTCTACTGACATGGGAACAGATGACATGTCCATGGATATGGGCGACACTGATATGGATGACGGATTAGGCGACGAACTCAGTTTAGATGGAGAAGATGCAGCCGCAGGTCCAGAAGACGTATCATTGGGTAGAGCAGTTAAAAAAGAAAATGTAGAAAGAGCAAAACGTGCTTTAAAAACTGCATTGAAAGAAGGCAAGTACAACGACAAAGTTTTACGTAAAATTATCCAATCAATGAAATGAGATTAACAGAACTTTTTGAAGCCGGTGAATATGTAAATGATTTGCGTGATGAGATAATTAATCTTCTCGTCACAGCGTCTGCTGAAGGCACGACTGAAGTAAACACAGATCAGGTAGTCATGGATTTAAAAAGTATGGGATACGTTGGCGTAGATCCAGTAACAGTAGTTCAGATATTATCTGGACATCCTGTTGTAGCAATGGCAAATAAAGATACAATTAAAATTGCAACAACAGATGCTGAAAGATATGTATCGCCAGATGTAGCAGATAAAGAAGAAAGAACAATAAGTAAAATGGCCAAGCGTCAACTTAAGAAGGAAATTAAATAATGGTAGCAATGTTAACAGCCAGTCAGGCACGAACAAAAGCAAGAATTGATTCTGTTATACATCAAGAAATTCGTGACATTGAAACAAAGATATTAACTGCTGTTGAAGCAGGATTGTTATCTGTTGAAGTTGATGGCGACACTGTTATGACATTTTCAAATAATGTAGACGGTATAGGAACTGCTACAGTAACAACATTTGGAGTAAGCCTTATTACAGTAACAGATGGAGGAACAGGATATACAACTGCTCCTACTGTCGTAATTGGTGCGCCAACTGGTGTAACGGCAACAGGAACACCCGTTGTGGCAGGAGATACTATAGGTAGTATTACATTGGTTGCTGGTGGTTCAGGTCATGTAACAGCACCTATTGTAACAATTAGTGCTCCAGCTGGTGGTGGTGTGCAAGCAACAGCAACAGCAAACATTGCAGGAGGAGCAGTAACAAGTTTTACAATTTCAAATGCAGGTACAGGTTATACAGGATTAACACCAACTGTAACTGTGGCTTCACCAAATATACAAGCGACAGCAACCGCAACTGTTGATGTTGGCACTGGTAAAATAACTAGTATTGCAGTAGTTACTAATGGTGCAGGTTATATAACAATACCCACTGTAACAATTACTGGTGGCGGCGCAACAAATTCTACAAAATATTTAACTGCACAAGACTACTATAAAACTTGGCAAAATCTTATTACAGATAAAGTAAAACTTGATCAAATGGCACAAGTAAGTAAACATTTTAAAGATTTGTCTTACTCTATATCACAGCAAGTTAATAGTACATCCACAATAACATTTAAATGGTCAATTGAATGGTAAAATAACTTGACAATTTCGTACATATTATGTACAATTAGTATATGTCATTATTAGTCGAATTATATCCGTATACCTCTCTTAAAAGAACAACAAAACAAAGCAAAAGATTATATTCTACACCCTCCGGTGATGTTCCTAGTGTAACAACTATTTTGGATGCAACAAAATCAGCAGAGTCACGTAGAGCGTTATCTGCGTGGCGAAAACGTATAGGTATACAAGAAGCACAACGAATAACAAGTGAAGCTGCTAATATTGGAACTGTTGTTCATTCAATGTTAGAATATTACATAAAAGGAAAAGAAACAACACCTAAGTCTAATATTATATATAAGCGAGCAGAAAAATTAGCAGATATAGTTATTGAACAAGGTTTTAAAAATTTAAATGAAGTATGGGGGACAGAAGTATCTTTATTTTATCCTGACCTATATGCAGGAACAACAGACTGTGTAGGTATGTGGAAAAATAAGCCTGCAATAATAGATTTTAAAACAACCAAAAAACCAAAGAAAAGAGAGTGGATAGATGACTATTTTTTACAAGGGGTAGCATATGCACTTGCCCACAATTCATTATATGATACACATATAGAAAATATCGTTATCATGATGATTACATGGGATGGCGAGAAAGCAGGGTTGTATCAAGAGTATGTTGTGGACGAAACTGAGTTTGAAAATTATGCTGAGAAATGGGGTGAAAAAGTTAGTGAGTATTACGATCTCGATAAATAACAAAAACAACCAAATCAGGATTTAAATCATGGCTACAACTAAAATTTCTCGTATATTATTTCGTCGAGGAGATTTAATAGATCTTCCATTACTTAATGAAGGCGAGCCAGGTTACGCAACAGATAAACAACGACTATTCATTGGTAACCCCCTACAAACTTTTACAGCGGCAACTCCTCCAGTTCTTACATATACAATAGATGCTCGAGTTGCTAGAAGTACTGTAAAAGTTCTTGTCAACGATGTTCCTAAAATTCCAGGAACAGATTATACAATTACAGGAGTAACCTTAACATTTGCATCTGGTGTGTTATCAGCCGGTGATATTATAGCAGTAGGGTTTAACTCAGAAATTGATGTTGAGCAAAATGAAGAATACACACGGGTGCTTCAATTTAATGCATCTGTTACAGATGAAGATACTGGATTTCTTTTCGACAGCACAGTATTTAATACAAGTGTAGTTGATTATTCAATAAAAAATGCCAGTGGTACAATGTCTGTAGGTACAATACGAATTTTACATGATGGAACGAATCCACCAGTTTTTGATAACGATTTTCTCGAAACAGCATCAACAGGAATTACATTCTCGGTTGTGAAAGTCAGTGATGATATTATATTAAAATATAGTAATGGATTGGCTTCAACTGCTAAATTTTATTATAATGCAAAACTTTGGAACACGCTAGGTTAAGGGCAATTTGGTCTGAATCACCTAAGGAGCGTCTTCGAAGTTGGAAAAAATTTAGAGAAGAATTAAAAGAATTAAGTAAAGAAGATGCCTTAGACCGGACCGCAATATTATGGGGAACGGTACCGTTGGAAAACAGAACAATTGATCCATATGATTCTACAAGATGGCTCACGCCATGGGAGATGATATATGGTAATCACTTTTGTTCTTATAGTCGTGCATTAGGAATATATTATACATTATTATATTCTAGCCATAATTTTGAATTAGATATTAATCTAATAGAATGTCAAAAGTTGAATGACATTATACTTGTTATTATTGTTGACAATAATATAGTACTAAATTATATATTTGACAGTACAGAAGATTGGAATAAAATACAAAAACATTGTCGCATATTACAGAATTTTTATTTAAAATAAGGAACAAACAATGAGCATCGAACTACCAACATTATATCAACAATTTATTCATCTTTCAAGATACTCACGATATAGATATGAAGATACACGGCGCGAAACATGGACAGAAACAGTAGATAGATATTTTGGATTTTTCGAAGAACATTTGTCTGAACAATGTAATTTTAAAGTTTCTACTCAAGCAAAAAATACATTAAGAAATGCAGTTCTAAATTTAGAAGTAATGCCTTCGATGCGTTGTCTTATGACAGCAGGTGAAGCATTAAAACGAGAAAATGTATCAGGTTATAATTGTTCGTATATTGCAATAGATTCTATACGAGCATTTGATGAGGTTCTTTATGTATTAATGAATGGCACAGGTGTTGGTTTTAGTGTAGAGCGACAATTTGTAAATTTACTTCCTGTTGTTAATGAAGAGTTTTTTGAAACAGATACAACTCTTATTATTTCTGATAGTAAATTGGGTTGGGCCAAAGCATTACGGGAATTAATTCACCTATTGTACGCAGGGCAAGTTCCCAAGTGGGATTTAAGTAGAGTTAGACCTGCAGGCTCTCCTTTAAAGACATTTGGAGGTAGAGCATCGGGTCCGCAACCATTGGAAGATTTATTTAGATTTACATCTGATGTTTTTCGGCAAGCTGCTGGTAGAAAATTAACATCATTGGAATGTCATGACATTGTTTGTAAAATTGCTGAAATAGTAGTAGTAGGTGGTGTGAGACGTTCTGCGTTAATTAGTTTATCTAATTTAAGTGACGACAGAATGCGTTTAGCAAAGTCAGGGCAATGGTGGGAACGGAATGTACAACGAGCACTTGCTAATAATTCTGCTTGTTATACTGAACGACCTGATATGGGTATTTTTATGGACGAGTGGCAATCTCTTTACAAGTCCAAATCAGGAGAACGTGGTATTTTTAATAGGGCAGCTGCAAAAGAACAAGCAGGAAAAAGTGGTAGACGAGATCCTGATCATGACTTTGGTACAAATCCTTGTTCAGAAATAATTTTGCGATCTCGTGAATTTTGTAATTTGTCAGAAGTTGTTATTCGTGAAAATGATACCGAAGAAACATTAAAAGAAAAAGTAAAGTTAGCAACTATATTAGGTACATGGCAATCTACTTTAATTACTTTCAAATACATTAGTAGAAAGTGGTCAGAAAGTTGTTATGAAGAAAGACTGTTAGGTGTTTCATTAACAGGAATAATGGATAATAAATTAACTAACGGCAAAGGCAAAGGTCTAGAAAATTTATTACAGCAATTAAAGCAAGTGTCTATAAACACAAATAAAGAAATGTCTAAACTATTGGGCATTAATCAATCGGCTGCCATTACTTGTGTTAAACCTTCTGGTACAGTATCACAATTAGTTGATAGTGCTTCTGGTATACATGCACGTCATAACCCTTATTATATTAGAACAATACGTGCAGATAAAAAAGATCCATTGGCAAAAATGATGTTAGAAGCAGGATTCCCATGTGAACCCGATGTAACAAAACCTGAACACACATTAGTATTTTCTTTTCCTATTAAAGGTCCCAAAAATGGCGTCTATAGAAAAGATATGTCTGCTATTGAACAATTAGAACTATGGAAAGTATATCAAGATAACTGGTGTGAGCATAAACCTTCTGTTACTGTATCTGTACAAGAGCAGGAATGGATGAATGTAGGATCATGGGTTTATGAACATTTTGATCAAATGTCGGGTGTTTCTTTCTTGCCGTTTACAGAACATACATATAGACAAGCACCTTATCAAGATTGTACAAAAGAGGAATATGATAAATTAATTGCTGATATGCCCAAAGACGTAAATTGGGCAATGTTAAGTGAGTACGAAGAACAAGACATGACTACCGGGGCTCAAGAATTGGCCTGTTCGGCACCCACTGGATGTGAAATAATATAAATACTATCAACCAGGAGAATAATATATGTGCCCAGCTTGTGTCATACCATGGTTTGTAGTAGCACTAGGTTTAACAGGAACAACATTTGGTATGTGGCTTGCAGAGCATTCATGGGTATTTTACACAGCAATAGGTTTAAATTTAGTATTAATTGCCTGGGGATCTTTTAAACTTAAAAAGTTTTATGGTAAACATAAAGGATGTGATATCGAATAATGTTAACTATATATACTTCACCACGGTGTCATCATTGCACCAATGTTAAAGAGTATTTGCAAGAACTCGACATATCATATAACGAAGTAGATATATCAACAGACCAAGCATCAAAAGATTGGATACTAGAGCAAGGACACAGAACAGTACCACAAATTTATCAGGGTAATACGTTGGTAGTAGAAAATGGTGCTACTTCTTTACTTCGGTTGACAAAAGACCAAATAGAAGATATAATAGATAATATCTAATAATGGAATATATAGACTATATTCGTTGGCGGATACAGTTACTAAAACATAAAAATATAACATTATTTCCTATAGAGAAAATAGTAAACAATAGGGAGAAAGGAAATGAAATATTAAAGAACACATCTAAGGAATAAATCACTTCCTTATGCTCGGTGAAAGCCAAAATAGATACCATACCAAGTAGATTATATATAATATAGAATCGCCCGATAATGTTGTAATGACTAGGGCATATAGAGAAATAAGATAGTTGTACAATGCAATAATAAAGAAATAGATTATACCTAACGTAGATTATTTAATAAAAGCTTGTTACGCCAGAAGAAACTAAACGTAAGGCGTATAATTTAAAGGGGAGCCATAAAGGCTCCCTTTTTTTCGATAAATAGTTAGGTTGAAAAGGAGAATAAAAATGTCATTACATGATGAAATTATTTCACAATTCGATTCATATATGAGTGAATCGGCCAAATTCGAAGAAAAAGGCGTTAAAGCATCTGCGGCGAGAGCCCGCAAAGCACTAGGTGAACTAGGAAAACTATCCAAAGCACGTAGAAAAGAAATACAAGAAAAAAAGAGTACAATGTAAATGTTAGTAGAAAAACATAAGAAAAATGATGTTGTTGCGTTAAAACTTGTAAGTGGCGATGAAATACTCGCCCAATGGGTAAACGATGACGACAATACAATAACATTAAGAAAGCCATTAGCATTAGCAATGGGACCAGAAGGTGTAGGACTAATACCCATGATGGTATCATTGGATATTTCAGCAACCCCAAATGTTACATTAAACAAAGATAAAGTTGTTATGATTATATCGCCTAATAAAATGTTAGCAGATTCTTATGTTCAAGCAACAACCGGAATATCATTAGCAACACCTAGTTCTCAAAAAATAATAACATAGGAAATAAGTATGTCAGGTCGACCAGTACATAGAATGGGAGATATTAACTCAGGAGGAGGCGCAATACATTCTATTCCGCAAAGAAGTGTTCATGCAAATCATCTTGTTTTAGCTGTAGATGGTTCCAGGGGCACATCTCATTTCCCTTGTCCATATCCACCTATACATTGTGCAAATGCATGGGTAACAACAATGGGAAGGCATACTGTTTATGCTGAGAATATTCCTGTTAATTGTGAAGGTGATCCCGATTCATGTGGTCATGTTAGAATAAAGGGAAGTCATAATGTTTTTGCAGATGATATTAATTTTGGTATGGCAACCATAGATAGCACATAGGAGAAATTAATTAATGCCAGTAGGAAGTAAATCAGGTGGTGCAGTTTTTAGTAATTTACAAAAAATTAAATCATCACAAGATGCTCTCTTAAATAAGAAAATGCCCGATTTAAGTGGTGTTATTGCGGCTAGTGCTGACGGAAATTTACGTCTTGTTAGTCATGCACAACTACCCAAAACTCTTAAAGATATTACATGTGCTATTTTAGCAGGAGAACTTAAAAATCCATATGAAGGGCCGTTGCTTTGTTTAGATATTGCTTTAGGTAATTTAATTGGTACATCAGGTATGCCTGAAAATGCACAAGATCAATTAAAAACGATCAAGGGCACAATTGCATCTTTATTAGATCATTTAGGTGTTAATAGTATAATAGGTAGAATGCAAAATGTTTTAAGTACATTAGCATTAATGCATTCAATGATTGACGTTTGTGATAATGATGTTACTGCACCAAATATAGGAACATGTCTAGATAATATTTTAGGTTCTTTATTTGGACCAGGTGAAAATCATATAAATGCTTTAGGTAATATTGGTGATGTAAGTCTATGCTTAAATTCAGATGGTAGTTTTAATTTTAATGGATTAAGTAGCGGTCTTCTTAAAGACATTAGCGACGATTTGCCAAACATAATTGCAACCGGTGTTATATCTAGTGTAATTATGAATAACCTGAGTACATGGAATACAGATGTTAATGCAATGATGATAACAGAAAATGCTGGTGATCCGGCATCAGCAACTGTTAGTGCCGCGGCGACTACAGCATCTAATCTTTATTCAGTACATAGTCAACTTAGAGATTATCCATTACCTAGCGGAAATAATCAATGGTCTGCAATTGCAAGCACTGGAATTATAGATAGTTTAGAACAACAAGCAGTACATGAAACATTAGTTGTAGATAAAGTACCAGTAGAAGATGCAAGCGGTAATATTACCGATGTAGTTTTTTCTACCACTGAAACAGGAGTATATCCTGATTACACACCTTCTGGTGTTGCTGCCGGTACCGATATAGTTGATTTGGGCGGAATAGAATCTATAATGATTGCACCGGCCGCAGGAGGTTCCATAGGAGTTACAGGTGGTTCGGCCGCAGGAACAAATCCGGGCGGCGGGCCTGTACCAGGAGCATCGGGAGCAGGAGGAACTAGCACAACAGGCACAGTTCTTGTTAGTTCTAATTCAACTGAACTAGATTTATTTTTGCAAGACGTAGTTACATTAGATGGCATAGGTCTTTTAAAGAAAGAAAACAATCAAGCAAAATTAGTTACTGTTGCCGGAGAAACTAATAAAATTACTATTGCCGAAACAGATCCGGGCGATCCAGATAAAACATTAACAATAGGATTACATGCAACATTTTTAGATTCACTTGCTACTACATTTACAGATTTAACAGATACACCAAGTACTATTACTGCAAGTAAATTTGTAAAAAGCAATGCTGGCGGTACAGCATTAGAATTTGTAGATGAAGCAGATCCTGTATTTTTAGCATCAGCGGCGGGAACTATAACAACAGCCAAAATTGCTAATTGGGATGAAGCACATGGTTGGGGTAATCATGCACTAGCAGGTTATTTAACTTCAACTGAAGATAACACTCATGCTAATATTGGTTCTGGTGCTAAAGTATATGATGAAACTAGTGGTAACGATATTAAACTTAGAACTTTGGTTGCAGGCGATGGTGTCCGAATAGAACAAAGAACACAAGATATTTTCATTAGTGGGGATGAATATTTACTTAAAAGCAGAGCATTGACAACAGACGCAGTTCCTGTTCAAATATTATGGGATACATCGCAAGATGGAGTTTATTCAGAAACTATTTCCCCTGCTACAGATGAATGTTGGTTCTTTACAGCAACATTTTTAGCAAGAAGAACAGGCGGAACTGTAGAACGTAACGCATTTAAATTAGAAGGTCTTGTAGATAATACATTAGGTACAGTAGGGTTAGTAGGACCGGCTGCAAAAACAGTTTATCAAAACAATGCTACACAATGGGATGTTTCGGTAGAAGTTTTACTTGATAAGTTGGTGTTTAAAGTATTTGGTGAAACAGGCAAAGACATTAACTGGACGATACATTTACGATATCAACCAGCAAGTGAAACTGTAAATTACGGATTAGATCCTTAATTAACGCAACCCACACGGTTCATTTAATCTACTTTCAACGTATTTTAAATTATCTAATATAATCTTTTTTTCTTGTAGTAATTGTTTACCATATTCACTAAGGTTTTTATCATACGCCTTAATATATTTGATATCAGTTTCTACTAATTTTATTTGTTCTTTAATCTGTTCTTTCAATATCACCTAACTCTCCTAACTGTACAGTTAAAGGTTCTCCCTTTTTCATTGGACGAATTATATCTAAACATCTACACCAACAGTCTTCATATCGTAGTCCCCAGTCCCATCCGCCGGATAACATAACATCCCACAATTTACCATTTGGATCATCCGATTCAGTAAGAAATTCTCCCAACGGCGTTGTTATTATAGAACCTTCTTTACCTGGACCCGGCTTTTTACCTATACCAATATGGGGATGGGTAATAAATGCCGGCCCTACCATTCTTTTGTGCGGTATATCCTGAGCTGCACATAAGATCCAAGTTTTCGTGGGTATAGGACCCGGTTTTAATTCCACATGCCTTATTGTTAAGTAAGAAGGCATTGCCACCTTTATTCCCCCTGTTTATTAAAACCTTTGTATAAACCTAGCAATATGGTGTACCCATGGAAGTAAACATACTCCCATTAATAAGTTCGCTCCTGTATGCATTAATGCTATTTGTCTAGTTGGTCCTATAGGAAAACCATCTGATACAAAAAAACTGGCTAACCAAATAGTACCAGTTGTACCTATATTTGCTCCTAGTATAGCTGCTATTGCCGCCGGCAATGGAAGAAATCCGCTTGCCACCATCCCAACAATTGCAGTAGTACTCAAAGAACTAGACTGCCACGCTAACGTACACAAGATACCACCTAAAAACATCCAGTAAGGATTAGTTACAAATGATTCTAATTGTTTAACATTTCCTAGTGATTTCATGCCACCAGCAAACATCTTTAATCCAATATAGAATACTACTAATCCCAATACAATCTTAAACAACGGAGTATCTAATATTCCCATAGGGCCCCTCCCTATAACTTTTTATCCAAAGCGTTATTATGTGTCCTAGTACCCATATTTAACTAAAGAAACGCATAGTGAGCGTTTTAGACGCTATATACGGGTGATTTATTGTATAGATCATAAGTAATATTGTATTGATGACGTACTGTAAGTAGAGGTTTTGGACGCCGGGGCAGTACCGGCCGCCTCCACCACATGGGGGCGAGATAGTTTCGACAGAGCAAGGAAAACAGTAAAGAGATACATAAAACTATTAAACGCAAATAATGACGTTTATGAGTATAAGTTAGCGGCTTAAGTCGCTAATCGGGGTTCGGGATAATCCTTGTTAACCAAAATCCCCTTTCTTTATGGCAAGATACTTTGGTTGACAAATCCTTCATATGATAGTATTATTAATATGTTATGAGAAGTCACGCATGTGAGGATGGCATTAAACGGATAACGGCCAAATTAATTGTACCCATGGATTTGGATGATATAGTACTCTATTCGTTGAGTGCATTAGCATTTACTAATGCGGCCGCAGAATCTTTTAATCCTGTTAATTATTTAGAAACTCTTAATAAACGACAGGTATTTACATTAGCAAAAAATGAAGTAATTGATAGAGGGAAAGACGCACCCAGGTCACGAGTTAGAAGTGTATATAGTGAAAACGATATAAATCGTGCAACAGATATCATTAAAGAAATATTTCCTGAATTGAATAATGGCTTATAAATATCATAGTATAAATGACTTCATTAAAGTAGTAAGGGTAATGCATAGAAAGTCAATTACGTTAGAAGAAATTATGTATGATCCAGCAGGGGAAGAAGATAAAGAAGCACATCAACAAAGGATTCAATATTTAATAGATGATATACGAGCACACGCACAACAACTATTACATGGATAATACATGCTCCGGTCGTCTAATGGTTAGGACATCGCCCTTTCACGGCGACAATCTCGGTTCGATCCCGGGTCGGAGTACCACATAATATGTTAACACATAGAATTTATTATATAGATGAAGACACAGGACATGCAGATGTTATATTAACTGATCCTAAAAAATACATTGAACATATAAGTAACTCCGGAATAGAAGCAGTTATAATGGATCTAGAAGCAGACGAAGAATCTAAAACTATTACAGAACAAACAGTACAATTTTTTAGGGATATTCGCAATGCAATAAAAGATCCAAAAATTTCTATAGAAGAATTTCAAATGATCTGTAGAAATTTTGAATTATTTATGATGGTTAATCCGCTTGCAGTTGGACAAGTATTTAATAATTCGGCATTGCCTTTGCAGGGGTTTACTGCTATAATGGATTTGATAGGAGAAAGACATGCCAACATACGAATATAAATGTAAGAAAAAAAATTGTGGACACGAAGTAGAATGTATACAAAAACTAAGTGAAGATCCTTTAGTATATTGTCCACATTGTGGCAAAAAGTCTTTGAAAAAAATGGTATCTAAATCAACATTTGTTTTAAAAGGACAGGGTTGGACAAATAAAATTTCAAATGATTATGGATCATAATACACATTGATTATTGATCCATATATGATCTTAAATAGTGTTGATGACATCAACGCTAGAAAAATATGCACTTCAAAGTAAGTTTATGAAAGCGGATAAAGTAATATTAACAGATGTAGATGGAGTTCTGTTAAATTGGGAATTCGCGTTTCATACTTGGATGGAAGAACATGGACAAATGGCGGCTGAAGGTCATGAATTCAAATATTGTGTAGGCAAACGTTTTGGTATAGATCCAAAAGAAGGAAAAAGGTATATAAACTTTTTTAATGAAAGTGCCGCAATAGGATTCCTTCCACCTCTTAGAGATGCAATGTACTATGTAAAAAAATTACATGAAGAACATGGTTATGTATTTCACGCAATTACTTCTTTAAGTAAAAATCAACACGTTATTAATTTAAGACAACGAAACTTATATAAGTTATTTGGCGAAACAACATTTGAAAAAATTGTATGTTTAGGAACTGGCGAAGATAAAGATGTAGAACTTTTACCATATAAAGATTCAGGCTGTTGGTGGATAGAAGATAAAATTGCAAATGCAGAAACAGGAGCGAAATTAGGTCTCAACAGTATAATTATGGAACATGGTCACAACATGGACTATACAGGAAGCATTCCTCTTGTCAAAAATTGGAAAGAAATATACAAGTTAGTTACTAAACCTAGAAAGAAAATTAAAAAAAACAGTGACGGTTAAAAAATGTCGGCGGTGTAAAGAAATATTACAACGTGGATCAGTAATGTACAGGCATAATCGATTTTGGAAATGGTATACTAAAAAAGACTTTCCATACGGTTACCCTGACGAAGTAAATGACAAAGATACATTTTGTGCAAATTGTAAAAAAGTAATACAATCGAAACGCGGTACGATGGAAAAGTGGATAGGATAACATATAATGAAGAAGAGACCTAATCACTGTGCCTATATAGATAAAGGTCTTAAATTAGATTTTCTTACTAATGAAAAAGACGAATTATTAACTAGTATTAGGCCGTGTTGTATAACACAACCTGATAAAATTTCTAAAGATCATACAAGACATATTCCTATTATAGATATAAAAGATGTCCTAACACATCCAACTAGAACGCATTTTCAACATTGGTTCAACAGTCGGAGTACATTACATCCTTCTTGTATAAGTTGTACAAAATTAGAAAAAGCAGAAATTATTAGTCCTAGATCTAAAATAAATGTTATAGAAACAGATAATACAGAATTTGACTTTTTACGATTAGATATTAATCTAAGTAATGCATGTAATTTGGCATGTGTATTTTGTAATAGTAAATCAAGTAGTCTTATAGAAACTTTAACGTCGAAATACAAAGAAAACGAATTACCTGAACATTGGAATTCGAAATTTTTCGGCCAGATCAAAAAAGTGTATAGGCAACCTAAAAGTGAGGATATAGGTAATTTGTGTGCTGATATTTTAAAAACTTATAAAATCAAAAGTTTCAAAATTATAGGAGGAGAACCACTTTTAGCAGAAAACTGGAAACCCATTGAAAAAGTTTTAGATGATATCGATACTTCTAATTTAGAGTTTCAAATTACTACAAATGGTACAATCATGCATGACGAAATTATACGTCGTTTATCTAAAACTAAACGTTCTGTCGTTAGGATTAGTTGTGATGGTATAGATAAAAATTATGAATTTTTACGTTGGCCTCATAAATGGAATAAAATGGACAAAAATTTAGATTTTATATTTGCACATAAAAGTAATGTGTTAGATGTAGGAATTGTTTTGCTTGTAAATATATTTAATTTTGAATTTTTACCTAAAATAGAGGAGTATTATAAAGATAAAGGTTGGCATTGGTTTATAAATTTTGATATTAAACCTAGTAATAGTCCGTTAAGTTATATTAATTTACCTAATGAACTTATATTTGAAGTTGGACAAAAAATTAAAGATCCTTCTATAAAACAAATTATTAAAAATTTTAATACAACAAATAAACGTTCATTGGATAGCATTATAAAAGACACTAAATTCTATCTAGCACAAAGAAATATGCAAGCAATTGATGTATTTGGACCAAAAACTCTAGAGTTCTTTAAAGATGGCTTGGACAATGGATAGAATAACATATAAAAACGCAGGCGTAGATGTCAATAAAGCAGACAAGTTAGTTAAGCATTTAGGTATTGGCGGCTACGGTGCTGTTATCGATATAGATAAAACATTACCTCAATTTACTACTTGGAATAATCCTTATTGGCATACTGGTTGTAGACTTGTAATGGGCACCGATGGTGTTGGCACTAAAATACTAGTAGCAGAACAATTAAAAAAATATGACACTATAGGAATTGATTTAGTTGCTATGTGTGTTAACGATATTATATGTCATGGCGCAACGCCATTTGCTTTTTTAGATTACTATGCAACAGGGAAATTAGTATTAAAGAAAAGTAAAGAAATACTTAAAGGAATACAACGAGGATGTGAAATAGCAGACTGTCAACTAGTCGGCGGCGAGACTGCTGAAATGCCCGGAGTATATACAAAGTCCAAATTTGATTTGGCAGGGTTTGCAATAGGGTTAGTACATGCACAAGACGAACGACCTAAAAATGTTAAAGTAGGAGATCATATAATAGGAATACCTAGTAGTGGTTTACACAGTAATGGGTTTTGTCTTATAAGAAAACTTTATAATGGATATACGGAGGAGATGCTGACTCCTACTAGGATATACACATACGATGTATTGCCAATAATAGAACACATTAACGCATTAGCACACATCACTGGAGGAGGTATACATGGTAACTTACCACGTGTTCTTCCAAAAGGAACTAGTTATAAATTAAAATTTAAATATAGTAATCAGTGGCAAGAATTATATAAGAAAACTAAATTTAGTAAAGTAGAATTTGAAAGCACGTTTAATTGTGGATGGGGAATGTTATTAGTAGCAAAAGAAACTGATAAAATTTTAGATCATATAAAAGATGCAAAAGTTATTGGAGAAGTAATATGAAACCAGAATTTATTACACCGTTTGGTCCTACAATTATGCATGTTACAATGCCATTAGAATATATAGACAAGTTAAATGAATATATGGATGAAGTGGTAAATGATGAACAACTTTCTATAGAAAGAGAATATAGACCCAATCTTATAGGACATATCGAATTAGAAAAAGGAGTAGATCTTACTGTTGCGCCTGAAATTTGGCAAGGTATGAAACTTGCAGAATGGTTCTATAATCAAGTAGAAAAATATGTATCTAAGTTAACAGAAGATAGAGGAGAAGTTGTTCCTAACTCGTTTGAAATTAATTCCACATGGATTAATGATATGGTAGAAGGCGAATGGAATCCTTCACATGAACATGCGCCTGCTCTTATGTCTATGGTTGCATACTTAAAAGTTCCCGAATGTATTGTAGAAAATAAAATAGATGGACAAATTACCTGGCTCGATGGTAGGCAACAAACATTTATAAAAACAGGAATTACTAGATTACCAATAATTGGGGATTGTTATTTTTTTCCAGGTTGGCTATCACATACTGTTATGCCTTTTTATGGAGAAGGAACCCGAAGATCTATGTCAGCAAATATGCATTTTTATTATAGAGATTATGGGCCTCAGCAATTTTAAAATGGGACATAGTGTAACGGTAGCACTACAGATTTTGATTCTGTCAGTTGGGGTTCGAATCCCTGTGTCCCAGCCATGAAAAATACTGCAATCAAAGGAAAGTACATACCTAAGAATAAATCAAAATTTAATAAAAGTAGTGCCATATATAGATCAATGTGGGAACGAAGGTTTATGATATATTGCGATCGTTCAGAGAACATACTAGAATGGAACAGTGAGGCAATCCATATTCCGTATGTATCACCTAAAGACGACCGCTTACATAATTATTATCCAGACTTTTATGTAAAGTATAAAGATGTTAAGGGCAATACTGTTGAAAAGATTGTTGAGATTAAGCCGCAATGGCAAAAGAGATGGGGTGTTAACAGAGCTAAATGGAAAGCGGCAAAGGAATACTGTAAGGAACATGGATATTTGTTTCAAGTATTAACAGAAAAGGAATTGTTTTGAAATTAATTAGTAGAAAAACGTTTAGAAAAGTAGTAGACGTTAGCGACAGGCTAAACATTTGGTTTAAAAAAGTATTCGGTTTGGATGCTAAACGCAAAGTATTAGAAACAAAACAAGACTTAACT